GCCCGTGCGTCAATCAGTATCTGCCGATTGCGCGTGGCCGGGAAAATCTTGTCCAAGAAAGGCTTGGAATCCATCATTACGGAAATATGTATATCACCATCCGACCCGCCGGAACCGCTTCCGGATACTGAGCGGTCGGAAAGAAATTGGTCCAACTTGTCCAACGGGAAAATCACTTCTGCCTGACCTGCTTCGGCGACGGTGACGGCTGTACCGCCTGTTGATGGAGTAACAATACCGCCCTGCGCCAATGCAGGAAGAGGAGTTGATGCTACAATTGCCGCTTGCGCCGCGCCTGCCGCGGCAAAAGCGGCCGCTAATAAAGGTCGTGGCGGGAGCATCGCCAAGGCACCCATTACAGCCATCGCTGTTTTAAGCCCTATATCGAATATCGAGAATGCCTTGTTGGCAATCGCTTCTTTCCGGGCCAGTTTTCTGCGCTTCTTCTCTGTATCTTCGTCGAGTTCGTTAAGATCATTTTGCAAATCTTTTTCTAAATCATACAAAAGTGCTGTCTTAGCTTCTTCATCAATCAATAATGATTCAATCTTTTCTTTTTCTGCATTGTATGTGTTTTCAATCGCTTCTTTTTCTTTCCGGTAATAGTTGTCTATCTCTATTGTGCGCTTGGCAGTCAGGGCAGAAGAAATCGCGGATATCTGCCCAAGCACTTGGGAAGTGATGGCAAGGTTCTCCATAGCGAGTTCGCGCTGCTTCCGTTTTTTTTCGTCAATGTCATCCACGTACTGCAGATGGAATTCTTCTTCAAGCTCCTTTAATTTTTGCGCATCGGATATAATCAATTCGTCGGTCTCTGTGATTGTTTCCCTGAGAGCAGCAAGTTCCTCTTCCGCTTTTTTAATTGCTTCACCAGCAGCGATGAATGCTGCTTGCCCAACCGCACCACCGGTAGTTGCGGTATAGTCAAGGTCGGCCAAAGCGGTTTGAAACGTTCTTGCCGAATCTATGTTTGCCTGAAGAGCATCTTTCTGATCGATCAGCCCAGCAGATAGCCGTCTCTCTGTTATAAGCAGCTCATCGTTGTATTCCTGCGTTGCTCTCCTTCTGGCAAAAATGGTATCTATTTGCGATTCGCTATACCCTTCACCAGCGAGCCTCTGACGTTCCTGTTCTTCAGTTATTGCCCGTTCTGTATCAAGCTGCTCTTCCAACATAAAAGCAACCATCCGACGTTGCTCAGCACGCATTTCACCCACAGTTACGGCGATTTGCTCGTTTCGCACCTGCTCCTGCAATACTCGCAATTGCTCTTTGTACTCGTCTGTAACATCAGAGCTGCTCAAACCAATTGCTATCACTTGATCGAGAGATAACCCAAGATCATGAGCCAATATGCGAGCTGCCCCTGCAGCTTCATGACCGTAAGAAGCAGCAAGAACAAGCCCTTCTTGCACTTTCCGAAGATTTCTGGAACTCACATCAGCGGACAGTGAAATTTGGTCAAGATCTTCCCGTATTTTATCAAACTCTGCCTCTTCCCTCGCGGAGCCAATGGCGTGCAAAATAGCCGCAACACCAGCCAGCGCCGCAATGACAAAAACAACAGGGTTCGCAGCCAAGAACGTGAAAGCCGCTCCAAGCCCTTTCACTGCTTTTGTAATCGCGCTCACAGCCAGAGCCGCCGGGCCTATCGACGCGACTAATCCGCCAATATTCAGGATCAAGTACTTTGTCTGGTTATCAAGCCCTTGGAACTTCTGAGTCAGCTCAATCACTGCTTCTGTTGTATCTTTCAGCTTCGGGAGGAGCAGTTCTCCGAACTCCCGGCCCAACAAACCGATATTATCCTTGAGCGTCGACACTAATCCGTTGAAAGTTCGGCTTGCGCGCTCCATACCACCGTAGAATTGCCCACCAGCACTGGTGGCAGTCTTGAAGGCTTCAGCAACCATCTCCGCAGAGATAGCGCCCTGCTCCATCTGTTTTTTCAGATCGGCCATTGACTGGCCTGTCTGTTCGCTGATGATTTTTAGCGGGTTGAAACCGGCGTTTATGAGCTGCAGCAAGTCTTGGCCCATGAGCCGCCCGGTAGATTGAATCTGCGCGAATGCCAATGTCAATTGCCCGAAGCGTTGCGCGTTGCCCTGCGCGACATCGCCGAGCATCTGGATGGACGGCATGATTTTGTCAGCGTCAACCCCGAACGCCAGCAGTGTTTTCGAGGCGTCCGCCAAATCAGCGAGCTGGAATGGAGTCGTTGCCGCGAAGTCGGTCAAGTCCTTGAGCATCTTCTGTGCTGCATCCGCGCTCCCGAGCATGGTCTCGAATGCCGCTGACAAATCTTCCATGTTCGCGGTAGAGCGCACCGCAGCAACACCAATTCCGAGCAGTGGTGCTGTTACAAATGTTGTGAGATTTTTCCCGAACTTCCCTACCGAGTCTGCAAACTTCGTGAACTTTTTCTGTGAACGATCAATGGATGCGTCGAATTGCGAGTTATCGCCAACAATCCGAACAACCATATCTCCCAGATTAGGCATTACACATCCCCGTATTGCTCACGAAAATTCTCCTTGGCTTTCTCTATCGCAGCCAGCCGCTGCGAATGACTCATGCTCTCAAAACCTTTCTTCCCATCGTCTTTCTGTGATGGATACTTCAATTCAATCCCGATATTGTGGTACATGATAATTTGCCCAATCGTCATGCGCCACAGCAAATATTCCTTCGTTGCCCAAGGATAGAGCAACGCCATCGATGCAAACAGGCGACCAAGACGAAGTGGTTCATCACCTTGGTCGCCTACACGTTTCCCGGGTACGCCTCGATTCCGTTGTACGCCTCTGTCAGCGTATCTTTTATCACGCTGACAAATGCGTTGATCTGGAGCGCCGACGTGTTCTCCATGAACCAGTCCGGAGTCATGTCCGGGTGTTCATGGCAGAACACGGAGCATAATTCACAGGACAACTCAAGCGCCCGTCTGGACTCAGTGCGGAGCTTCTCTTCGTCGAAGGACGACAGCTCCTGCACCAATTTATCCACGTCCCACGTGATAGCAAGCGGGATAAAACCAGCATCGATTTCTTTCCCACCAATTTTGACTACACGCTTCTTGGGTCGGAGAATATCAAGATCGAGTACTTCGGGCTTCGCCATTACAACACTGTCCTTGTCAGGGCGAACAACTGATCGCCTTCCGACCGCGTTGTATCAACCTTCGCAACAATGGTCCCCGGCATAATCGCAATCGGGTCAGCGTCGTTGTCGCTCTTGAAGTTGATCGTCAGCCCAGTTTGCATGGTTGCTTTGTACACCGTGAGGATAGTTTCAACCGTGGTTGAACTAATTGTTCTGGTGTTCGTGATCCGGAATGCGCGCGGCGTTACTTCCTGATTCCCACCTGCAGTGATCGTGGACAGTGCTGTCGTTGCTGAATACTCGGTAATGCCACACTGAATCGCGCTCAACACCGACCCGTCGTACTCGATCAGCTCGAACTCGATCGTAGCGGTTTCCGACGCCACTCCTTCGATGGGGTCCGGGGCATTCCCGGCTTGCGCATCGTAGAACTCCGGAGTATGCGTAAACGAATTCACAATCCCCGCTCCAAGATTCACATACGTTCCGGCAGCACTCGCTGAGGTCTCAATTTTGCAGTTCCCGAGAATCAGCTTGCTGCTCGTCACGGAACTATTCTGGTATGTAGCCATAATCCCTCCTAACTAATTGTGCTGATTGCATAGGCAACAGCAATATCGATTGGTGCATTATACACGTTATCCGTGGTTTCCGGCACCAGCCCGTTGTCATTCCGCAGTGAGGCCCGAGCAATGTCGAATCCGTTCTGCGTTCCATATATCCCTGTACCCGATGTTCCGGTGAACAAATCAAGAACTGAACGTGCAAGGTTCCGCGCCGCTCCTGCCGTTGATGCCCGACAGTTGATCGAAAAGGATTGAATCTCAATCCCGTTCGCGCGCACCCCTCCACCCAGTCCGTAATAATTGATTGACGGTACTGCAGTTCCTTCCGGTCTCAGACCGTGGTATACCCGCGTCGAAACAATGTTCGTGACCGCCGAGGTCTGAAGAAGCGTCCACCCGATCATCTGGTACGGTTTCACTTCAAATACTCCTTGAATTGGTACCGCCCTTCGTCTTTCACAATTGTCAGCGCACGACCCATAGCCAAATCGAGCGACGGGCGCAGAAACGGCTGTGCTTGGTTCCGAATCGTACCGAACTCCTGGTACGGGCCATAGCCCACAGCGGTTCCGACCAGCACCTCATTATCGCTCGACGGTTTTTGAATCACGTCCGTGGTTCCTGCCGGTGGTCGAGGATTCGTTCCGTTCGTCTTCGATTGCGTCGTGATGCTTCCTGACAACCGGCCTGTGTCAATCGGGCACAACGCCCGTGCTTGCCCTTCCACGATCAACCCGATCTCGTATGCTGATCGTTGCGTTACCTTCTTTCCGCGTATTTTTACTTCCGTTCCGTTCCATTCTCGTTCAATCACCATGTTCATCAGTTGACCTCCTTCAGCGCAACAACTTTCAGTTGTCCGCGCTGTTGGACATCTTCCGGGTGACCGGTGATCTCGAACGTTCGTCCGTCGTACACGATCTCGTCGGTGAACAGCACATCATCCGTTGGGTGGCACACGAGAATATGGCTGGACAGCGCCAGCACTTGGTCTGATATAAACGGGCTGCTCGTACCGGCTTGCCAGATCGCCGCATACGGTAAAATCGTCGTTGTCGTCGTCGTCGTTGAACCACCCATCCCATCCGGGGACGTTGTTGTGCGTGTGACAGAAACGCTGTTTCGTAGGTTCAAAGACGACACGACACCCATTACACCATCTCCACGACTCGATAGCTTGAGAGTTGTTCAATAATACCATCAGGATATCCAAATGTCAGAGCGCCGGAGTACGTCTCCGACCATGGGCCAAGACTCCGTGACCTTACTCCATCACGCTTGTCTCGTTCGTCGTAGTCGTAGGCAACCATCTGTGCAGCAATATAACTCACTGCCACCGGCCACCGTACCGCCGACACGAGGATTGACCGCCCGGACAGTTCGTCAACGACCGATTCCCCGGTAGCCAAGGTCAGCGTTTCATCGGACACCGACAACACGTCATAGTACCCATCGTTCCGGTAGCTCCGATGCACGTAGATTTCATCACCAGCCGCGAAACCATCGGTAGCCCAGTCGTTGTTGCTCACGATGGTTCGTGCGGTCGCGTTGAACGTGAAGGTGGACGTCTGATAGATATCGGTCGTGAACCGCTGATTACAGATAATGCCAATCCGGTCCTGTACCACGGGTATAAGACCACTCGCGGTGATCGTTCCGGCACTTGCCGTGATGTTCGTGTATTGGACCACTTGATCGGCGGTTACTACTGCCATACCACCTCCATAGAGCATAGGCCGGGTTGCCCCGGCCCGTTACTCAGGAATCGATCGCTTTCGGTCGCTGGTACGCTTCCCACGAAGTCGGACCCGTGCCGGTCTGCGTAAACACGATATTCCCACTGGAGTCGAGGAATCGAGCACCCTCAAAGGTCTTGCCACCGATGATTACGGTGGAAGCCGTCCCGACGGTGATCGAAGCAGCGCCGACCTCGATAGCCGAGAACTCGGTACCTACTCCCAACGACAGCGTTACACTGGTCGTGGTGTTGGTGTTTTCGCACCGTACTGCCAGCGTGTTGAAGTCCAGCGCGCCCTGTGCCGTGGACGGAGAAACCGTCAGCGTCTGGCTCGAAGCTACGCCCGTCTTGGCGGTTACTGCACCGCCGGTGATTGCCGTGGAGACAACGGTTAAAGTTGTGCTAGCCATTTACATATCCTCCTTAACCGCTCGCCTCTGCCCAGTAGCCAACGTGCAGCGCATTCGGTCGAACGACCTTGGCACCGTACACATACAGCCCACGAGCAGCGGTAGCAAACGTCGTCTGCAACCGGAACGATTCGAGTTCGGTCAACTGCCCCGCGTACGTGATCGCACTGGTGTTCCCGAACATACAGCGATACGTGGTGGCGTCATTCGACACGTTGTTCGACATGTAGAAATTGAAGCCCATCGCCTGCCCAACAAAGCCGGACACATACGAACCACGATCCACGAGTGGTACAGCCGTTGCCGAAATACCACCGATCTCCGCAAGCAACATTTTCTGGTGAAACCACGGTGGGATAATACCGAAGCGGTTGCCCGTCGGTACGTTTCGGTCGGACAGATACCGGCCAACGTACGAAAGCTGTTCGATCACGTTCCCAGAGCTAACATCCACGTCCGTTGTGGAATTGCCGGTTGCCGATTCGCTCACGCCTTCGGAATACTTGGCCGCGATAAACTGGTCAATCGTATCCGCAACGGAATACGCGCCCTCGCTCATCGCCTCTTCCATGAGACCCGGCATCGTCTGCGCGCGGTCCACGGAATCGATCTTGAAGTGAAATTCCGTCGCCTGATCGACGAGCAATTGCTTGTCTGCGCCGTCAAGGTCGGAATACGTCAACGTTGCCCCTTTGGTGTAGGACGAAGCAGACACCGGACCAACTTCCAGAATATTCACGGTATCACCCATGTTCCGGATCTGGCCTTCGTACTGTCGATTCGTTATTCCACCAAAAACCAACGACTTACGAAGCCGTCGAAGGAAGGGAGCAGCCCACATCTGCGGGATAAACATTTCAACGCTCATGTAACCCTCCTATGGTTACTCAGACTCACCTCCATACAACCCGGCCAGTTCCTTATCAGACATCTGTGCCATGGTATGAAAGTCCAGCCCTTTCAATTTGTCGGTATCAACCTTCTTCTCGTCCGGCGCATCACCCGGCGATTTCGGTTTGTACCCGTCGGCCAATTGTTTGTTCACATCAGCCTTCACCCGGTCTTGGTGCCATTCGTTCAACTTGACGATGGCTTCCAGACCTTCTTCGTACGGGGCCGATGGGTCCAGCCTGTTTACCAACGTGTCTGGGATGCCCAGTCGTGCAGCTTCGCTTTGCCACTTCAGTCGCTTCTCACGCTGTTCCGCTTCTTCCCGTTGCTTCCGGGCCTCTGCTCTCAGCTCTGCAATTTGCTGCTCCACGGTTTGCTGTCCGACCTTCTCTTTTTCCAGCTCCGACGCCAATCGTTCCCGTTCCTGTTGCAGTTCTGTGATCTTCCGATTCAGCCCCGCAATCTCCGTCTTGAACTTTGCACCATCATCCGGTACATCCGGTTCGTCTTCGTCTGCCATGTTCCCTCCCTGCTCGTCCCCGTGGTCCGGGTACGCCTCGGTATATATTTACAGTATTGGTACGAAACACTTGTTAAGTCAAGACCATGTTTTTCGGCCATCTTT